CGCGCTCACAAAGCGCGTGGCCTCTCTATTCTGAGGGGAAGGCCGTCGCCTCGAGGAAGACTCCAGCCGTGCGTAGCTCCTTGCTGGCCCACCTGGCCAGTTGACCCTCATAGCTGTTATCTTCAGGCCCCATGTACTCCAGAGACCCAAAGCGCTTGGCTGCCCTAAGCACGCCAGGGGCCCTGGCCTCGTACTCCTCACGCCCGTGCTGGAACAACTCGCGAAGCGCACCCGAAAAGATCTGGGCTGCATGCACCTGGGGGCTGGCAGTGAGCTTCACAGGCCACACATGAAAACTCTTGTAGATTGAGTCCATGTCCAGAGGTCCCAGCACGCATGCTGCGTCCTCATCATATCTGAAGCGGCGCTTGAGAAACGTCACCTCATCCCAGGGAGTCGTGGGTGTCTCGAAGGGGAGCTTGTTGGCGTCAGTCAATCCAAGCCCCTCCTTTGTGAAGTATGAGTACAGAGTCTGCTGATTGTACCACGAAAGTACACACTCACGCACTGCTTGCATGAAGTCATCGCCGTAGTACGCCCCGCGCACATAATCAGCAAACCTCCCACACAAATTGGGAAGTAATGGCTCCAGCCCAGCACGCCCATTGCGCACAATGCGGTGTCCACCAGTGGAGAAAGGGACCTCCATGTGGTCCCACAACTCAACCTCAGGTACATCCCCGACATCGCAAGCAAGTCCGTAGAACGCACTCTTGAAGCGCAACTCTCCGATGGGGTTGTTGAGGTAAACTGTGACGCTGCCGCCTGAGGGAGTAGTACCCTCTGCGATTCCAACATCACCACGCAACAAAGCGTAGTGCCTGCAGGTCTCCTCGGCGACCACCCACATCACATTGATCTCCTCGGGTGTGAATGATCCGCACCGCTCGCACACATCTATCCAGATGCAGAAAACGGCCATCATCTCCTGATACACCTGCGAAGTGTCGAAGTGAATCCAGTCGCCCAGTACAGCACGCTCCGGGTTGTATGCTGTCATGTGCTCAAACAGGTCGTTCCACTCCTGGCTCGTGGCATCAATGCCCACCGAGCTTCCTGTGATGTGGCGTGCAGTGAGGTAAAGCCGAATGATGGGCATGAAGAACATACGCGTGATGATGGTAAACACCAATGGGCTGCCCTCAAACACACGCGTCTTCAGCTTGCCCTTCTTCACAGGCTCATCCTTGTGCGAACCCTTGAACACGAAGTTGCACCTCTCCAGGCGCCCCATCTGCTCAAGGGCACGCTCCACATCAGCTTTCACCTCAAGCTTCAGGGAGAATGCGTCTGGCAAGCCCTCACGCGGGTTGTCTTCCACGAAAGGGTACTTGCTGCCTGTGAAGGGCCAGCCTGCCGCTGTGCTCCTGTTGATAGCCTTCACAGTGTGTGTGTCGGCCATGCCAGAAGTGGCCTCATCCATGGTCAGCGGCTTGAGAAACCGCTGGAAGTTGAGTGACTTGACTGCTGCCAGCAACTCATCCCTCTGGTCCTTGATGGCCAAAGCCATAGCTTCAGGGTTGAGCATAGTCCTGCCAGCCATCTCCTTCAGCTTCGCAACCTCCACTGTCGCCTTCCCGATGGTAGTGGGTGGCTCGTGTTTGCGCTCCTCAAGGCACTCCTCTGCAATGATGTGGGACAGGGGGCTGGTGTCGAGGCGCGACTTGGCCCGCACCTGCTTGTAGTTGGGTAGCGTGCCCAATGGCAAGAA